AAATGTTCACCCAATAGCTCAGAGGCAAAGCGCACAGAGTCCGCATCGTTGAACACCACACCGCGCAACCGGCTTTGCGGCGTTGTGAACATGCCAGGCGTTGTCTCTCCCGTGGCATACGGGATGTCTTCACGGGTGGTCAGAGCCTCACCCAAGCGCGTCCTGAACAAATTGCGGGGCTGAGACGCTTCGGCATACGCAGCGCGCGGGTAGTTTGCAGCGCCAACCCAATTGCTCAGAGCGTCATCAATCAAAGATGCCGCAGAACCATAATTCTCACGCTGGACGCCCGTATAACCAGTGAAATCCCTATTTGATTCCAACTGCCGAAGCTCTCGCAGTTTGACATCAACCACATTAAAATCTACGGGGCGTTGCTCTGGCATTTCAGCAACACGGGCGGCATTTCTGGACTGCTGCGCCCTGATACGGGCCTGCAAAGGCAATGGGCTGGCAGCCAAATCAGCGTCAAGGTTGTTAGCGTTTGCCGCCTGAGGTGCCGGGCGGGACGGGAACAGTTCGTTTTTAATATCCCGCGCAATTCTAACTTGCTGCTCGGTGGAAGTGCGCAGCGGGCCTTCACCACCCGCGATAATGTCATCCAACTGAGCTTCCAGAGCCTGGCCTTGGGCGCTTTGAGCAAACGGGCGCTCGGCTTGCAACTCGCCAGCCACTCGGCGATATCTGTCAAACGCAGCGCCACCAACGGTCTGTTGCGTTTTTTCAGCTTCCGAAAGCGCGTCAGTACCCAAACGCCGAATTTGCGCATCCACATCCTGCCCAGATGCAATCTGCTGCTGGTTGACAGGTTCAGGCAGTTTCGCCCCCTGCCGCGCGCTTCGCTGCATGGCGGTTGGCTCAACAGGCTGCCGCTCAGGGGCGTTTGCCAGGCGGCGGGTAGCCATTTCACGGCGAAGCTGATTAGAACCTAGCGCGCTTTCTTGGCCTTGTGCCGCCGCCGTAGCCGTTTCGCCGGATTCCCTCACAGCAGTCCGCAACTGCTCGGGTGTGGCTACCGTTGGCGCTGCCGGCCTACCCGCCTTGGTCACGCGCGTAATAGCCGCGGGCAAACCAGTTACAATTTCCGTAATGTCGCCCAGAGAGGAAGCTGCTTGCGGTCCCGCCCCCATGTTTCTGGCTGTTGTTTCCACGCCAGCGCCAGCCAATCCACCAGCCGCGCCAGCACCAGCCCCGGCAAGACGGCCACCAAACCGCACCAAAGGAGCAGCCGCCTGTAAGCCATAACCCGCGGCTTTTACAGGAGCTATGGGCACAGCCGCCAACCCACGCCCAAGCGCAGCCATAGCCTCCGGCGCGGCAAAACCCGTCACCGCACCCGTTACAGTGCGCTCCATAGGGGAAGGGCCACTACGTTGCTGAGATGGCCGTGGCGCGGGAGACGGTGGCTCGCTTTGCACAATTGGGGCGCTATCCCAAGGATTTTCGCTTCCAGATGGCTCTACAATTGGGGCGTTATCCCAAGGATTGCTCATGGTTTGCTCCGCGTTGTGCCATCAGGATGAATAAATCTTGCACCTGATGGTAACGCTTCATAAGCGGCCCGGCCCGCATCATCATTGGTGATTGTAACCGGGGCTGCATTTGGCCTTCCCGGAGCGCGTGATGCCCCAGGCGTAACCGTGCCAGTTCTAGGCGTTGTTGTGGTGCCGCCGCTGCCTACTTGCGGATACCTGTTAAGAAAAGCCTCTGCATCAAAACGATTATCTCTCATGGACGAAAGAATGGAGAAGTTATCGTTGTAATCCCGGCGCGTGTTAGGCCGCAAAGACGGGTCAGGCAAACGGCGGACAGCCTCTTCCGCTCGGCCATGGATAATCTCAAGCAGCGTCGTATCGCGCAAAGCCTGAGAGTAAAACCCAGCCAACGCCCGCTCCAAGAACACTGTTGGCCTACCAGTTGCCTGCGCGTCAGCCAACGCAAGGCTGAACAAAGTTTTGGACAACACCTTGGCTCTAGCGGCCATATCCGAGGAAATAACGCCCTGCTGCACCGCACGATCAATAGCTTGGTTCATTGCCGCTTCACCGCGGACATCATCACCCGGCTGCCCCGTAAACCAATTAGTAATTGAACGTAATGGTCCAGAAGCTGGGTCAGCCGCAACCCTATTTAACGCTACGCCCAATGGGCCAACAGCATCGCGGTATTGCGCAATTAACCTTGCCGCGCCTTCGGACGTTTCAAAAATAGTGTAGGCATCGTTAATGTTTTTGGCGGTAGTTGCCGTATTTGTTGCTCTGCGCAAGATTTGTCTTGTGCGCTCTTGTTGCGCTGGCTCTTGATTGTCAATAATCTCTTGCGCGCGGATGCCAGCATTACGTTCATTCCGTGCCGCCTCTTCTTCAACACGGGCTACTCGACGGCGTTCTTCGGCTGCAACTTGCGCAGCAACAGTGGCTTCACGCTGCGCCGTCGCAGTTGCAAGCCTTACCCGCTCAGCCTCTTTGCGCTGTTCAATTTGCGACATCATCGTTGCCGCGCTCTGCAAAACCTGCAACTCGCCGGCAAGGCCAGCACGCTCCCCTGCAAGCCTCGGCAAATCAGCACCAAGCCTGACAGCATCAAGCCGGAAATTGCGCTGTGCGGCTTCCATGTCAGTCTGCGCCAACCGCTGCGCCCGAGAAAACGCTTCTTGCAATTGCGTGTTTTGCGCTTGAACTTGGCGCACACCAGTTTCAAAATTCTGGCGTTCCCGCTGGTATAGGTCCATTCGACCTTGGCGGTAGCCGTTCATCATGCCGGTCATAGACTGCACGGCCATAAGAGCGCCCTGCTTACCTCTGCCGCCCAACGTAGACCCGGCCAAAATCAACAAACTGGCAAGCATCCCAATGTCGCGTGAGGTTTCTTGAGTAGGCACAAACTCAGGGATCGGCCGCATCCGCTGGTCTAGATTTTGCGTAAGCTGGCGCTGAGTGTCCGCAAAAGCCCTGGAAGTATCGCGCTCGCCCTCGGCCACACGCTCCCGCTGCCGCTGTTCAACACCGGCAACGCCAGCCGCATTTTCGCCCGCCCGCCTATTAAGCTCGCGCTGCTGGCTCAAAATGCTTTGCATGCCAGCCGGCAAGCCGCTCAGAGGGTTAGACGCAGGCGGCGCACCACCCGCGGCAGCCGGTTCTGCATCTTTGGCGTTCACGCTAGGCGACGGCACATTGATAGAAGTCGCAAACCGTCCTGTAGCGGGCGGCAAGCCTTCCGTATAAGCGCCGCCCTCACTAGCCGCTTTAGGCTCACGGAACCCGCCAGGCGCTTCTTGAACGCCAGACCGCCGCCTACTCATAGCCAACAAAGCCGCCTGCTGCTGCTCAGCCGGCAAACTCAGAATGGCATCACGCTCTGCTGCCAAATCAGCGTTGCGGCCATACATATTGTCAGGGGTTGGCATTAGGCGCTCCTCGTTGTCGTAGTGGTTGTGTTGCCAGTACCACCGCCCAAGAAATTGCCAATTGAATTCCAGAAACCAGACATAGCTTGACGTGAAGCAGCGTCACCAGCCAGCGTGGTTTTGATTGCTTCCAACATAAAATTGTTGGTGACCCCAGAAGAACGCAAAGCCGCATCAATGCCAGCAATATAAAGAGCGTTGGCCGAATTGCTGGCCGCCAGACCCGTTGAAACGGCATTTGTTGACAACGTATCGCCATATCGGTATGCGCTAAGCCCTTGTAATAAAGCGTTATTGCTAAGGGCATCCGCGTACCTTTGCGCTTCCGCTCCGGCCGAAACACCCGATCTAGATATAGAATCAGCGATATTGCCTTGGGCCAAACCAGTTCTGGCGGCGTTGGCCGACGCAGAACTACCCAGGTTACCTTGGTTTAAAGATGTATCAACACCCTTGCCAAAAATGGCGTTGGAGACGTTGAATTGATTAAGACCGGTTTGCGCACCAGTAACACCAATTCTATCAGCGTTCATGTTTTGAGAGGTGGCAGTATCAATACCGCGTGATGCTAGGGCATCTCCAATTTGAGAAGTGGTAAGACCTTGCTTAAACTGTTCGCCCAACAATTGTCCACGCAACGCTTCAAGTAGGTTTGTTGATTGCGCCGCCGCCACACCACCGCGATTAATGCCCTGCTGCGCTAGCTTAGCTTCCGCCGCTTGGAGAGCCTGCGCCGATGCCGGCGTCAAACCACCCGTAAGGCCCATTTGTGTTATTTCACGGCCCATAGTCTGGTAAGGACTGGCAAGGGCATTGTATTGGCTTTGGGAAAGAGCCGCCCTAGCTCTGGAATCCGACACAATAGCATCAAATAGCGCCTGTGTGGTTACGCCCTGCTGTCGAGCGGCAGTTGCTAATGCGTTGTATTGAGCTTTAGCATCAGTGCCTGATGCAGCAATTGACTTAGCTATTGATTCTAATTTGGTTTCGGTTGTAGTTCCTCTTGCCGCTGCGGTAGCCGCAATAGTATCTATTTGCTTTTGAATATCAGGAGCGCGGGCCGCCGCATTAGCCGCGGTTGCATTCAAATTAGTTCCTGCTGCTGCCGCTCGCGCGTTTGCACCTGCGGCAAGGGTATTGATGTCGGCTTTTGCTTCGTCCGCTCGGTTTTGCTGTACGTTGCCTAGATTGGCTAAATTGGTTGCAGCTACATTGCCAGCGGCCGCGGCATTTCCAGCCAATCCTTGAATTTGAGTGGCCGCATTATTGGCGGCAGTCCTTGATGAATTGGCAGCCGCAAGACCCGCTGCGCCAGCGCCACCGGCAGCCAAAAGCCGCGCCAAACCAGCAGCGTTTGCGCCGCCGCCAAGCAAGCCACCTAAACCGCCGCTACCAAACAATTGCCCCAAGAAAGAGTTTCTTGAGTCGTATTCATCCCTTGCCGCGGTTGCTTCGGGCGTATCTGGATCAGGAGGAAGGATAGGATTGCCTTGAGAATCCAGAAGGCTTGGGTCCACAGCCTCGGGAGATGCCGCCCCGCCCTGCCCTATCGCAGCAATATCCGCTTCACGGCGAGCATCTTGCGCTTGCTGTTCAGGGCTTAATTCGGTGGCCGAAAGAAGGTTTACGTTAGGGTCTTCGGCAGCAGGCTGTTCACCGCCAGGCACACTTTCTTCCGCAAACTCATACGAACCCGTTGCGTCTTGCGCAGAACTAGGCTGTTCATATGAACCAGACGCGTCTTGGCCGCCGCCTTCATTGGGATCATAATATTCATAGACGTAGTTTATCTCTGGCTGGCCGTAATCCCCGCCACCATAATCCCCGCCACCATAATCTCCGCCACCATAATCTCCGCCAAAATCATAGTCTCCGCCATAATCATAAAAATCATCCTCAAACTCAGGCAAACCCGTTTTTGGATTAATGCTGCCTCGCCCACCGCGGCGCTTTAGCAGCTTGGCTTCTTGCGGCGTAATGTGCGCCAACACCGTATCGCGCCCACGACCTTTCTTCCGCAGCATTTGCGCCAATTGACGCAAATCTACGTCAGCCAAAGAGTCAGTGCGCAAAGCGCGAGCTAATTTAGCCATAATATGATCCCAATGGGTCTGTTCGCCTCAGAGAAGACCTATTCCAAGGCGACGGTTGAGACGTGCTAGGTTCAGTATTGTCAGCATATTGAGATTCATCGGAATTTCCGTCAATCGGAGAACTATAACCCGGATCACTCGGAGATGAAAGCAAACTGGCAAGCGTTGACGTACTCAGGGTGCTGGGCGTGCTTGAGCCAACCGTGCCGCCCGATATACCTCCCGTATTGTAAACGCCACCACCATAGTTTCCGCTGTTATTGATAACCCCGCTATTGGAATTAAGAACATTACTTAGTAAATTTGATCCGCTTGAAGAACTTGGAGAGCTTAGGGAGCCTGAAGAGCTTGGGGAGCTTCTATCACTAGTTGAGCCGCCCGTGTTGCTGAAATTACCCGCATCACTAAAACTATCAGAACCGCTAAATTCACCGCGACCACCGCTTGAACTCAAAAGAGCACTCAAGCCGCTAGAGCTTAATGCGCCACCAGTAGACGTGTTAGTGGGCGCTGATGTTGCAGACGTGCGTCTGCTTGGGGTTCCAAGCGATGAAGAGGCCGGCTGGCTGTTTGTTGATGTTGTAGGGTATGGAACCCTGACAACAACGGTCTGTGGCGTGCGAACTCTTGAAGATGTCCTAGTTCGATCCGGCGCATCAGGCGCAAGAGCTTGGCCGACTAGGGTACTAGCAACAGAGCCACCCAATGATCCAACGGTGTTGCCCAGACCAAGTGCGTCACTCAATAGGTAGTTGGCAGCACCACTAGCGCCGCCTGTAGCAAGGCCACGCAGAGCCGCGCCGCCTATGTCGCCACCACTAGCCGCCGCCCTAGCCGCGCCGCTGGCACCGCTTCCAAGCGCGCTAGAAAGGGTGCCCTTGAGGCCAGCCTCAATTCCCTCTTTGCCAAGCCCGGCAGCGGTCAGCAATTCCTTTGAGCCGTAGCCGACCAGGCTACCTACAGCACCGCCTAGAGCGCCCAAGCCGGGATCACTGCCGGTAAGCGCAGAGGTCAACGAACCGCGGCCAGCACCTACCAAAGCCGTAGAACCCAACTTGGCAGCAAGAGGATTAATGCCAGCGTCTTTTGCCGCAATGGTCAGCGGGCTGCTAATGTCAGTGAAAGCGCCAACGCTCTCAACCACACCGCTGATTGCGTTGTAAACCGATGTAGCGCCGTCGATAATGGACGAGAATATCGAGGGAGCAGCAACCTCGGCAGCCCCAGCAGCGCCACCCGCCGCCGCGCTTACGCCCGTTTCAATTGCCGCCACCGCGGGCGCAGCTTCCGCCAACGCCGCAGTAGCCACACCCGCCTCAATTGCGCCCTCTGCTACCGCGGCAGCAACAGCGCCCTCCAATCCACCAGCACCCGCGCCTATAGCCGCACCTTCTGCCGCCGCAAGAGCCGGACCAAAAAACCCTAGCGCCGTACCCGCCGTAAGCACCACTGCCACAGCCGCAACAATGCCGGCAATAATGTTGAACGTGCCTTTAGAGTCGCGCTGAGCTTTCCTTGCCGTTCCAAGGTCTTGCTGTCTTTGCCACTCTTCGCCAGCAGGGCTACGCCGGAAATTGTCGTCTGCCAACTGCCGCTGATCGGCCAAATACCCACTGTATTGCGCGGTATTGTAATTATACGCATCCCGGCCCGCCGTCCTTTCTTGGTTAACGTAGTTTGCATACTCATTAGGAGAGGTTAGATATTCAAATTGCCCAGTGTCGGCATTGGTGCCTGTAATAATTTGATCGGTTGAAGGATTTCCTTGAAAAATGCCAGGCTGGCCGCCGCCCTCATAAACACCTGACTCGCTCATGACAGCGCCACCTCCAAGATATAGACGGGTGCCATGCTGCCCCCGACATACTTCATCTGGGTGGTCACATTAGGCTTCACGCCGCCACGCTCCAGACCGGACTGGATTATACGCATAATCGCCGGCTGCATGGCATACGAATAAAACTTCTGGATGCCCATAGCCCGCAGCGCGTTAGGTAACACCGCCAGGCGCTGCATAACCTCCTGCAACCCCTCCGCAGTGTACATATGCACCTCCGCTTCCGTCTTTGGCAGCCAACGCCCGTCCGAAGTGATGCGCGTACTTGTGAAAACCGTGTCCCCAATGCGAGATAGCGTTAACACCTTAGCCTTAACCAAAGCGCCAATGTGAATTAATGCCTTTTCGGTTTCTTTTGGAGACCCGGTTTCAGCGTTCATGCCCTTCCGCAAAATCTGGGTGGTGGTTATCTGCTGAGAAGGCATCAGGAAAGCCCCAACTCAGCCGCGATCTGCTCATGGATCGTCAAGTGCGTGGCAAGCCAATCGTAGAACGACGTCTCGTTATTCCAGTCCGCATCCAGCATATTAAACGGGTTTTGCAGGCCCAAAAGGCTCGCAAATTGCTGGTGTTCGACCTGGTGAGCCTGCAACCAGTCGTCCAAATTCTCAATATCGGCGTCCCCAAGCGGGTATGCCGGCACTTGGATGCCCTGATCGAAGAAAACCTGGCGAAAAGTCTGGTGCTGCACAGCATTTACGAACAGGAACTCGCCTAGGCTGTCCTTGTCCCCGAATTTGACGATGCTAAGCGTGCTAAAGTCCACTAGAAGCTCCCGGCTGTACCGTTTCGCCCAAAAGTGTTGCTAATCACGATCCAGTTAGCACCATCTGCCTGTACCGATATAGCATCATATTGCAGGCTTAGAGCGCGCGTGGTGGCACCATCAATGGTTTGAGAGGATGTGGTAGCCACAGTGACCACATTAGCCGTGCTGTCCATCTTTTTGATGACATACACCTTGCCCGTAATGCCCACCGAGGTAGGCAGCGTAATAGACAAAGCGCCTGTGCTGGCATTTGCCGCCACCGTGTAGTCCGTAGCCGTAACCGTGTAGCCCGCAGTCTTTGCAACGTATGCAAACGCAGCACCTGTGATGGTCACATTGGTCACAGTGAGGTTGCCTACGCTGCTCGTAGTGCTGCCTAGTGTGATTGTAGCGTTGCCCAGCGTGGCCGTGCTGTTAGTCAAGGCGCTGTTAGGCAAACCGCTAATGGTCACGTTAGACGCAGCCGTTAGACGCCCCTGCGCATCCACCGTAAACGATCCAACGGTCGTAGCATTGCCATAAGAGCCAGCCGTTACAGCCGTGTTAGCTAGGCTAATCGTGCCCGTGCTGGTGATAGGACCGCCCGTTAAGCCAGTGCCTGTGGCGACATTGGTAACAGTACCGTTACTGCCGCCACCACCACCACCGCTTAATGTACTGACCGTTTTGAGCATACATCACATCCCGTCCCCAGGGGTTACATACACCGCCGCAGTACCGGAACTTGTGATCCCCGTAAAATAAGCGTTAGGCACAAAAGTCAAAATCTCGTCAGTACCCGGCAGCAACGGTAACGCAGGCTGAGAAGCCGATACCACTACCGCGGTGTTAGCCGCATCCGCGCTGGTAGCGCCATAACCCAAAAACACTACCACATTGCCGCTGTTAATAAGACGATATTGGTTTCCACCAAGCGTCGTACTCGCAGCCTGCACTGGCGTGGGTGCCGTGGAAGCAGCAGTAAACACAACCGTGTTACCCAGCTTGGTGAAAGCCTGAACGCCCATTTACCGGCGCCTCTTGTCTGCAAGGGACCAAACAATGCCGCCTAGGGTGGTAGTAGCGCCAATGGCAGCATCAACGGTGTCAGCGTCAGCGTAGCCTTTAGCAACGAAAACGCCGCCAGCCAGAGTAAGAAGATGGCGAAAAATGCCAAGCCACATATCGTTCGTCATGTCAGCCTCCTATTTGTCTGCTTTACGGTCTAGTTTGTCGAATATCTGCTTCACCATATCCTTTATCTCAAGGATGTCTTGGCGATAATCGTCCTTAGAAACATAGTTGACGTGCAAATCACGCTCCATGTCCCGAATGTCAGCCTCTAGGGAGCGCACAGCGTCCCAAATAACCTTCACAATCCAGCCAATGGCTGCCCCTGCTATTGCCACGGCTATGTTGTAAAGGTTCTGGTCCATCTTACGTCCCCGGCTGCACAGGCCAGACAATAATTGAAGGGAAACCCGGCTGATCTGGCACGTCCCGCAATTCCTGCCGATAAACAGCCCAAACAAGATTATCTACCGGCGCATCAGCCACTTGCGTCCAATCGCATCCAGCCAGTAAAGCGTTGCGCTTTTCGCGCGCCGCAGTAGCAAGGCGGTCATTCTCGCCAGCAGCCCACGCCGCCTCTTGGGCGTCCCACTCAGCTTCTTCTTCTGGCGTAAAAGGTATGTTGCCTTCAGCCGTTGCGTGAAATCTTGCCATGTCTGCCTCAGCTATTCTTGATGCCGTAAAGGCGGAAAGTGCCGCTAAGATTGCCAGTAGCTGCAAAAATTCTAACCCCCGTTACAGCGGGAGTATCTGGATAAGTTGCAGTGGTAATAAAATTACCGAGGTTATTTACGCTCCACGACTGTCCTACAATATTAACTGTTTTATATAATGATGTAGAAGACGCATTATAAACATAGAAAATAAAATTATGTGCCCGATTAGCTTGATTTGTGCTTTGCGGCACAATTTGAATTGAATCTCCTATAGTATCACCTTGCCCAATTGGGCTTGTAGAAGTGGCGTTGTTAAAAATAGTGGCATACATATATATAGTTGATGATGAATAGGAGCCGCTAACTTTAAATCGCATTTGTGGTCTTGAATTACTAATGGTTGATACGGCGCTAGCTACGATGGCGTAATTATCGTAAGTGCTATCAAACGTAGTCTCAATATCCGCCGTCGCTACGTTTGACGCACTAACAGTAGAAAGATAAATCCAACTACCAGTACCACCACCACCGCCAGCGGCTGCACTCGCCCAAGTTGTTCCGTCACTAGTCAGCACATTTCCTGACGTACCCGGCGCAACAACCTTAACTACGCTTGTGCCATTACCCAACACTACGTTGTTAGCTGCGATGGTAATGGCGCCAGTACCACCGTTGGCTACTGACAGCGCGGTGGTTAAGGTTGTAATGTTGCCGCCCGTAATGGACACGTTGGCTAAGCTGTTCGTGCCATTGCCAATGCCGTTAATGCCGTTCACCACGGTCGTAAAATTGTTATCCAATTGCGACAGCGGAATGGCCGATGTAGCACCGGCAAACGTATTGGGGATTGTAACAGGAAGTGCCATCAGAACCTCGCTCTCAGTTCATATTCAAGCTCAAGAGTGTTCAACGTAAACAAAGCGTTAGACGCCGTAATCGTCAAACCTAGGTACTTGCCGTACTGCTGAGCATCGCTCTTGTAAAGCGTGTACCCGTTGTTAAACCAAGGTATAACGGTGTTGCTGCTGTTTGTCCACGCAATCGTCGTTCCAACGCTGTTGAACCAAAAATTGTCCGTAACATCAATGTCAACGGTATTAGATTTTATCTCGCTATCAATCGTAACGCCAAACGTGCCAATCGTTGTGTTTGTAACCTCAATAGCTGCTTTGAGTGCCTGCTTATCCCTAATCGGGTCGTTCATAGGCCATAGCGCGCTTCGGATCAACACGTTAGCGCCAACGGTGCTGCTGTTGTACAGCCTGAAAAGACCCGTGCTGCTGGTGCCATACAAGCTAATGACTCCGCTTGCCGGAATGCTGGTCACATACGTCAACGCGCCTTGCGACGTAAAGAACCACCGCTTGTCAAAGAACACAGCTTGGATTTGCCGAGCGCTGGAAAACGGATCGTTGTAGGTAAACGACCAAGCCGCGCACAGGATGTTGTTTATCAGCACCTGGCCACCCGTCACCGGCTGCGTAAAGTCAATCAGCGGGAAGATGGCATCTAACTCGTTGCTCAGCTTGGTTGTGGTGCTGCCCACCAGCGCGTAAACGCCGTAGTCGTTCATAAACAGCACAGAGCGGAAATACGGGAAGATGGTCATCTCCCGCTTGCTGCCCACCGAGGCCGTAACGTTGGTGTTCGTAAAGATCGTGGTGCCGTTCGTTTGTACACGAACATCCGAAAACACGTTGATGCTGCTATCGCCAAAAATGTACAGGAAATTGTTGGCCGAGAGCATCGCCGTGATGTTGTTGTGCAGCGTCTCGTCTTGGATGTTGATGTTGCCGGCGCTCACGCTCACAAAATCGTTGTAGCTGCCCGCCGCCGAGTAGTAGACCGAACGCCCCTGCGCCACCCACACACGTCCAGAAAACGTGCTTACAGCCTGGCTGTTATCCGTGGTTGCTACAGCCGTTGCAATCGCAGCGCCCGTGCTAAACGCAATGGTAGGCGGCGAGGTGTAGTTGATGCCGTTGTTGCTAAAAATCAAACTGACAACCGCGTTGCCCGACACAATAGCCGTGGCCGCAGCGTTAGTGCCTCCACCGCCCGTTATGGTGACCGTAGGGGCCGCTGCATAACCAGTGCCACCACTCAACACATAAGCGCCCACCGTGCCCTTGGCAAAGCTCAGTGTGCTTACCACAGCGTTTGCGCCAGTGCCGCCACCACCCGTAAACGTAACCGTAGGAGGCGAGGTATAACCCGTTCCAGCCTCAGTGAACAAAAGCCCACTTACGCCGTTGGCCGTCATTACCGCTTGAGCAACCGCTTGAATGCCGCCAGTTTCGTTGGGAGCACTAATAGCAACCGATGGAGGAGACGTATAACCAGTACCTCGGTCAACCATTCCATAAGCGGAAATTGAACCAATAGATACTACGTTAGTGCCATCCCAATTAAACAGCCCTTTCACAGTATCTAAAATTAAAATTCGATCAGTTTTCCACTGCGCAATACGAACGCCGGAAGCCGAAAATTTAGCCGCGGCAGCAACCGTGCCCGTAGCGCCCGTGTCCACCCGATAATACTGAGCGCCACCGTTGGTGAAAAACGCTATGATGTAATCAACGTTCTTGATGTTGCAGCTATAGCAAGCAGACGGCGTGCCAGACCAAGTGAATAGGTTGGCGCTCTGCGCGCCCAACGTTTTGAGGTTGCCAAACCCAATGGGCTGCACATTCTCAAGCCAAGCAAATTGGTCGCTATCAATGGCCGTGCGGTTAGCTTGGGTATTTACACCCTTGAAGTTCTTAACAACCTGATAGGATTTTTTCTGCTCTGCTGCGGCCATATTAATACGGAGAGCTATAAGGGTCAGGCATCCGGCGAGTAAACGAAGTGTTAATCACCGACAAAGCCTTGGCCTTGTATTGGTTGAGGAATATCTCAGACTCGCCGTAAGACTGCTCTTTGAACTTTGCCAAATGGCAGGCGTAGTACGGCACAGGGTCCGTCCATGGGCTGATAATCGGGTCCGTTGCTGTGCTAGTGGTCAGCGCCGTGGGCAGGATGATGGTGTCCAACTCCATTTGGTACACCTGATCCGGCACCGGCCCTAGGTAAAACGACTGCTGCCCAAAGATAGAGAACGCAATCGGCCGGCCATAGTAATTCTGCCAGAACCGCAACTCAGAGTTGAACTGGGTCCAAGGCATGTAGCGCAACGGTATGCGCGTGTTACCCCAGATTAAATTGATGTTGAGAATGTCCAGCGTTTGGATGCCGCTAGGCAAATCGCTAAACGGATAGACTTCTTGGTTTGCTACGGTGTCTTCTGTTTGAATAGTGCGCAGACAACCAGTATCGCGCACCAGCCGCTCGCGGCCAGAGTTAATGTAATCGGTTAATTCGTCATCGGTCCAGAAGTTGGCGTTAGCATCATGCAGAAGCCTGCGGCATTGCGTGATGTAACTTGAAAGCGTTGCCATCTAAACTCCACCTCATGATACAAGCGCAACAACCTTTGGCCGTTCTTCGCGCGGTTCCTCAGTGGCAATAACAAATCGATCTAGCCGCTTTAAGGCGGCAGGAACGTCATTAGACGTTACCGCCCACCCTAGCCTAGCAAGCACGGGTACGCGATCAGCCAATCCGTACCCAAAGACGTGCCGCGCAACCTCCAAAGGTACGTTGACGGATTTGCCGGCTGGGAACGTGTACTTGTCCCCATGCCACATATCCTCAAACGTCTCTTTGGTTGCGTTAGTCACCCACACTTCGCTCATAGCGAAACAATGTCGCCATAAACGGAAATGTTCACCGCTGAGTTGGCCACAGCCGTACCCACCTTCAAAAACAGCACAGGTGCCGTGTAAGCGGTAGTGGCCGCGCCAGAAGCAAGCGTCAAATCCTGCCAGGTGTTGGCAGCGGTCACGTTGCCCAGCGTTTGACCGCCAGAAGTCGTGACAGCGTTGGAGGTGTTGCCATCGTTAGACGTAAACACCACCACGTTAGCGGTCGCAATATTCGGTACCGAACCACCCGCCGTGTTAGACGGGTTAGTCACGGTAATGCGCCGAATGATATACGAGCCGTTGCCAAACGGGCTGCCAATGCCGCCGTTCAAAACGGGAAGGCTAACCACGGCGTTGCCCGTGCTGGCAAGTGTTTGTCCGGAAACAAACGCCATCCGGTAATTGCCGAACGAGTCCTGAAAGTCGTTACCAACGTATTGTGGGGACGCCATGGGTTGCCTCCTTTACCAAGCCGTACCGGAACCGCTGGTCACGTTGCCACCGCCGTTCACGGTCAGCAGCGTAACGCTCTGAGTACCCGTAACGGCGTTGGCGCGCACGTTGAAGCCGTCCGAAATCAGCACACCGCCGACATTGTTCGCAATCAACGTGGTCCAGCTATTTGCCGTACCCGTGTAGTTGTTGACTTCAATGGTGACGTTAGCCGTGGGCAACAGCAGATAAGTGCCAGCCGGAACAAACTGAGAGTTTGTCATCGCGGTGGCGTTGCCAGCACCGACGCTGGAAATGGTCACAGGCTGCAAATACGCGGCCGGCGTGTTAGCCGAGGCATTTGCAACGATGATCTTGTTTAGACCGAGAGCCATTGTTCTGCCTCCTTAGATCGTTAGAGCGTTATAGCCAGTAACCTTGGTCATGGCGCGAGGCTTGGTGTTCACCAACTCCGCAATCATGAGCACGGCACCGACATAACCAATCTGCCAGTTAGGCAGGGTGGACTCAAAGCCCGTGAACACAAACGAACCCTGATCGTGGATGTACAACGACAGGTAGTTGGTGTTCAGGAAGTACATGGTGCCTTCGGGGCAGTACGGATCGGGATAGATCGGCACACCGGCAACCATGAGCGCGCGGAACGCAGCCTGCGGGCCATTGGCATCGCCGTCAAAGCCGGAACCCGGCGTAATGACGTACTGCTCCTGACCAACGTAATCCTGCGCCAACAGGGTCCAAGTGCCAAAGCCGCACACGCCGAAAGTCGGCACTTCCGCGCCGTTTTTGACCGTACCGCTAATGTACTGGAGCACGTTCTGACGGGTCGGGTTGACCGAACCAGCCGCGTACACCTTGGAGCGCCACCAGGTATTAACCGAGGTAGAGCGGGCAATGTTGCCGTAGGTGCCCAGCGTGGTACCGTCATCCACCGCGCCCGGCAGACCAATAAACTGCTGGGTGTTGGTGGTGTTGTTGTACAGCGCCGTAGCCATACCATCCATCATGACGTTGGTAGCGTCATTCATGCGCGCTTCGATCAGCGGGATAATTGCGTGATCCTGCTGCACAGCGCCTTCCATACCAAGGAACGGCACCGGGGCGATCATCAGCTTGAGGTTAAACTCAGCGTTGTACGCGCCCTGCTGCACCGCAGGCTGAGTGAACGAACCGGAATAGTCCGACCACTGCGCGTTGATAAACTGGCTGCCCTGCACCGGCACGGTAACGGACGAAACACCGCCCGTGGCCTGCTGGCTGTTTGCAATCAGCGCCGCCATAAGCGGGGTGCTGTTGTAAATTTGGACAACAAGTTTCGGAATGAACGCCCTACGAGTAAGGTAGGTCAGTTCTGTGTACTGCGTGCTCCCCGATGCGGGGAGAATACCACCACCAATTGGCATGTCTTTCTCCTAACTACTGTTGATACCGCATCAGAGACCAATGGGACGGCGCGGGTTGCGCAGTTCCGCAAGAGCCTTGAACGCTTCGTCACGCGCTGCACGTTGCGGATTCTTCCAGTAAGACTGGAGAGTATCGCGCGCTTTGCCGTCCAGCACATTCATGTTGAAGGACGATGCCGTGGGAGCGGCTGCTTCCTTCATCCAGCGGTGGTAATCCGCCGCCGTTTCGTGGTTGGTAATGCCTTTCTCAAGCATCACCTTCTCCACTTCTTGGATTTCATCTTCGCTGCGAATTTTGCCGGCTTTCATCAATTCTTGACGGCGGCGTGAAAGTTCAGCAAGAGCGTCTTTCTCTTGAAGTTTGGCTTCCAGCGTCTGAATGCGAGCTTCAGCAGCGGACGCAACCCGATACATAGACTCGTCAATTTCCAGTTCAGGAATGTTAAGGCCCGGCTGCGCCTTCTTGGTTAACCGCAGAAAATCCTTACGGGTATCTGGGTTTTCAGCCAGCGTGCGAGCCAGACGAGCCAGTTCGTCGCGCGTTTCAAAGCTCAAATCTTCAAGAGAAGCCATATCAGATTACCTTTTTACCGTCGCCGGGAGGCTTAATGGCCATCCGGTTCTTTGAACCCGTAACGGCAGAGTTCTTCAAGCCGCCAAGCTGCGAAAACCGCGGCGTGTTGACAATCTGACCGTTCTGCTGGGTGTTGTCAGTGGGGCGGCGGGGGTTAGAAGCCCCGCGTGGCTTAAAAAGGTCCATTTCAAACTCCTATCGGGGCATTCCCGGAGGCGGACCACCCGCACCCGGCATTGGGGGACGGCCAGGCGGCGGACCACCCGGCATCGGCATACCGCCACCAGGCGGGCCACCAGGCATTCCGCCCGGGGGAGGCATAGGCATACCCGGAGGCGGCGGGGGCGCACCTGGCGGACCACCAGCACCACCCATACCCGGAATAGCCGGCATACCGGCCATAGCTTTCATTTCAGGCGTTGCACCGCCAGCTTGCGGCAGATTTTGCAACAACTGAAGAATTTCGGCGTTCTGAAGCTCGCCAACTTTCTGGCGGCGCGGCCCCATAGCGCCCGTCAAAGAGCGCAGCGCAGATACAAGCCGTTGGCCGTCCGCAGTCTCGCTTCCAATTGCCGGAAGAGATTGCTCAATCAAGTCCATTGCCATGCCGACATTAATTAGCGCGGCTTCGCGCGAACCCATCTTAGGCTCGGGCGTG